CGCGGATCAGAGACAACTCGTCTCCACACGGGGATTTTAACCCCCTTCCTCTCTTACCAGAGAGGAAGCCACCTCGCCTTTATGTCGACGGAGCGAGGGCGTCCAGAACGCTCTAAGTGCCTCCTGTCGGCGATTGGCAAATCGCCGCGCTTAAGGAAGAACTTAAGCAGAGCACCTACACCATCCACCTCATTACGTGGAAGTGTAGTGTCTACCTCATAGGCCTTAACTACTGGTCTATGTAGGTTACGGTCCCACCTTTTCTGGATACGAACGAGAACAGGTCCAGCAGAAGGATAGCCAGTTTCACTGGATCTCCTATGCTGAGCCATATCCTGATCGATCCCCAGAAAAGAGTGTCGACCGATAGCTGGTGAAGTTTCTTCGACGACTGGGTAAGGGATTTTGGTCCCAAGCCATTCATCGAGGAAGGCGACGGTTCTCCAAAGACCGGCTCGATAGAGCTGATTTCTGAGAGAGCTTGTAGCCAAAACTTCTCGAGCGTCCTTCCGTTGTGTTGGGAGTCCAGTCCGGACTCGAGTAATAGATACATCTTGTCCGGCATAGTACTCCTTACCGCAAGACTCTCGGAACAAGCCGTTCCAGAAAGACTTGCTAGAATTTACTAGAAACCCAAAAGCTTCTAGTTCTCTAACAACGGAACGCGTGTATTCTTTGGGGACGATAATATCATCTCCAAAGACGCGCACCTTTCCAAGAAAGGATCTTACATCTTTCTTGGTTAAGGGTCGACTAAGCTCTCGCTCAATCCCTAAGAAGATTAACGTCAAAAACGTCATAGCTTCGAAAGGAAAGCAAAGAGCTGAACCCATGGACGCGAACTTGGCCAAGCGTTTAACGCCATGACCAGGTACATCAGCCTTTCTACTGCGTGTTGCCTGTACCGCATCATTAAGATGAGGATACGAGGACAACATGTTAAGAACCAGCTGATTAGAGACACGATCGGAAGCTTCCTTAAGATCTAAGGTAGCAAGTTTTCCATCGATCGAGCCCTTTCGGGCAAGCTCCTGATTAGGAGTTTGATCAAGGAATCCGATCAGGGAGGAGAGGACAAAGTCCTCATCAACCCCATCGTATATTACTTCGAGGACAGCTTGTTGCATATACTGCATACAAGTTGGCTCAATAGCAATGATTCGAGGTGTCTTTTGCGTTTTAGGAACCGTAATAACCCTAACGGGTCTTTCGTTTCCAGGTTCGCGGATGTCGGACTCAGGAAGCTGGCGGCTAAGCCCCCAGTTTGGAAAGAGATAAATCCTATGAGGAAATACCTCTTCCAACCTATCGGTCCACTCAACCTGATTATACTTTTGGTTTCCCATAAGTTTATCAGCAGTGGCCCCGGGTCCGTGCTTTGGGACGAGTTCATAGTATGCGACCTTACGGTCAATACTAACGAACAAGTCACGAAAAAGCAGGTCAGATATTCTCTTAAAGTCAGAATACATATCCTGACTTCGGAGAGCATCAAACCTCCGAACATCCGACTCACACTCTATGTAACCCGCAATAGCGCGTGAGACCCTCGCTGGAGTGCAAGGGATCTCGATCTTCGCCCACATCAGAGTTATCTGACGTATAGCAAAGATTGCGTCTACATCGGGTACTTCGAGTAGTCGACCGTTAGACCGGTCAAAAACACGATCAAGGAAACCTCCAAGAAATTGGGGGAGACCTCCTCTAAACTGGAAACCAGTAAAGAGAGCGTGATCGACGAAACCTTGGTCTAGACCTTTTTGGAGGTCTGCGCCAAAGTTCGCCAGGGTTATAGTTAGAAAACTTAACCCCTCGTTTTTGACACGGCTCTCGATAGTTTTATAATCGAGAGTGGTGCTAACGCAACATAGTGTCTCCATATCATGGAGAACACAGCGCAAGAACAACATCAGGCTTTTCATTGATGGCCTCCTAACAGAGGTTAATCAATCCATAGCCATGAGCTCTCACGGTATTACTACGCGTTGGCGTTTACAAACGCTAGTGCCGCTTCCGGTTCACCGGACTCGAGTTGCTAAAAAGGGCAAAACCCATCATAGCAACTACAGCGGATAGCGTCAACGCACTACCGAGTAGAAACGGTGTCCAATCCATTGGACGCCGCCGTCAGTTCTCTCCACCCAGAAGCTGGGTGGTACGAGCACCAGAAGAAGCAGTGAGGTACGCAGTAAGCGCATCCACAATCTGCTTTTGTTCCGCGATGGTGTACCCAACCTTGGGTACATCAACAACGATGTATACTCCCATGGAGTACTCAACGTTGAGACCCGTAGTAAACGGGTCTGCCGCGACCTTCTTGTGGTCAATGCGAAGGAGACGTCGCGTACGCTTACCATAGGTATGCGACACGGTCAACTTCACAGTTCCGTCGTCTTTTGTAAAGGCGCCGGAGTCCTGTCCGTTAGCAGTTCGCGGAAGCGAATTGGCAACGGCATTGATAGTAACTGACTGGGGATCCGAGAATGCCATGGCATTGTCCTTGTCTGACTCTATTGAATTATTATTCAATTTTGGCACGACAACACAGGATTGTGCTATCGCGTTGTTATCTCTTAGAAGGCGTTAATCACTAATACCGTCTAAGAATTCCCGGCGCCTTGGTAAGACCAAGAGCCGCTAGGATCGCCCACTGCCCGACACTGAATTCATTCGGGTTGAGAGCGAAACCATAAGGGGAGGCCCTAAAACGTTCTTTCCAATGAGTACGGAAAGTAGACGTAATAAGGCCAGGGTTATACCGGTCATACCGGATACCCTTAACCGCCATGGTGTTATCAACGATAGTTTCTCGTTGTAAATAGCCATAGCGGAGAACCAGGCCGTCTTTTGAGAACGCATCAGCAAGGCGAATAGCCGTGCCAAGATTTGTTACCCAATCGACAAGCCAACTCCACGGAGCAAGTTGGTAGAGCAGGTTTGGACTTAAGTCCACACCTAGTAGCTTGCGAGCAAGCTGCCCTTGAAGTGTTATCTGTGACCAAAGATCTTCCTTGGTTTCCAGATAATACGTATAGGCTCCACTAAACTTGTACTGCTCGGTTGTGGTTTTCCACAACTCTGCAGTACCGGCCGCGTTACTATCGGGGGTATTAAAATAATGCCTCCCGAAAGGATCGGAGCCGTCTAGGAAGTAACAACCTCCATTGACGAAACCGAGCGTGGACTTTACTTCAAAGTTCACAACACGCGGATCTTCGGCGCGGCGTCTTACGACGCGACCACTATCCCTAAGGTATTGTTCCAGCTGCTTTTGTAAAGTCAGCAGGTTCGATACCCATTTTACCAAATCTGAAATGAAAGGCTTCCAGCCAAACGCAACGTTAAGGTATTGCCCGCCAGCAAGGCGAGCAGCTTTAGCGAACGTTTGCAGGCTGCCATCAATCAGAAAAGTAGGGAGCCTATTAAGCTCCCCAAGAAACTGGGATATGTCTGCGCGGGGCTGTGTAGGCCTCGTCCGATCGATGAACCGCTGACCATAGTAGGTCAGCAGTGCAGGTTCGGGCGTGCTAAAATACACATTGGGCTTTGAGAAAAGCTCAAAGGCGCATTGAAGGGGTCCTCGATAAGTATCGATACGACCCGGTTCATCATTCGTCATATTGACCAAAGGATGACTCAGGATGTACTCCTGCTTCTTTGTCCAGAATTCATGCCCGTTATCATACGGACTAGTATTCTGTTGAGCAGACCTTAGTATTTCACTATTGGTCTGACTCCGTCCTGCCCTACTGCCTGTTCTATAAGAATAGACAGTCGAAACCAGGGGGATGTCATTCGCGACATTGCGGACTTGCCCATTCATAATGATGGGTTCGTACCACTTTGTCGTACGAGTGTCATCGAAGTACCCTGGCATTTGGAGTTCCTTATGGTAGTGATAGTTGAACATCCGGCCGGACTGCACTGCAGAACCGGATGGGTGTCACTTGCGTGAGGCGTTACCACCAGGGGGTCCCTAAGGGGAC